CTAACTGTGGGTTCGTCTTGTACAGGAACCTCATCTGTGCTTTGCTCTTGAACGGCATTTGCGCTAAAGTCTAGTTTGATAGTACCGTCTTCATCGACGTCTACTACCGGTTCGTTTTGTTCACTCATGATAAGATATTATAAAATTATTATTACTATAATTACCTAGGTTCAAAGGTACCTAAGCCAAACCCGCCGCCAAGTATATCGTTTCCAGAGGATTCGAAGTTCTTAGGTGGTGAATCATTTTTTCTTTGATCTATAAGCTCGCTTTGTTGCGTAGCTTGTAGTTTTGTTCTAGCGTCTTTACGATCTTCTTTTTGTGTCTCTTTAGACTTTTGACCTTCAGTTTCCAATCCCTTAATCTGCATGTTGTATTGGAACTCTAATGCCATCAATTCTTTCTTAGCAGCAATCTCAGCTTGCATCTTCTGCGCATCTAATTGAGACTTCATTTGCTCTAGCTGCATTTTACCCTGCATACTTACTTGTTCCTTTTGCATTTCAGCTTGCGCAACAGCTTGTTGAGCTTGTGCGTTTGCTTGTGCTTGGGCTTGTATATTTTCTTGCTGCATTTGCTGATCGCGTTCCTGCTTTTGTTTTCTACGCAGTTTTAATAGCTGATTAGCAAGCTTAAGGTTTTTGACCTCCCTAATATCGATAGCATCGGACAAGTCGATTAGACCCGCTGACAATGCTGTCTGTATATTGTTTTCAAGCATTCCTTTCTCTTCGTCATCAGGCGTTAGCTCGATAAAGATTCCAAAGTCATATAAATACAATTCTTTCAGCTCTTCTAGTGTAGCTACATTAAATCCACCGATTTTTTGTATAAAGGCTTCTCTAGCGGGGCTGTACTCTAGTATGTCTGATATTCTCAATGATAAGGACTCAGCTATATCAGCTGTAAGGAATAAACCAGCATCTAATATATGTCTTGTTGCTGTATTTGAGTTTGCTGCTGCAAGCTTCTGCACACCAACTAATGCTCTTGCATCTGGTGATGATCCGTCACGAGCTTCATTTAATCCCGTTACATCACGTATCATTTGTAGATAGTAGTTGTACGTTTGAATTAATGTTTGAAGCTTCTGGCCGCCTGCTCCTGTTTGTAAAGGCTGAATAGGCACCTTGCCTGGATTCATATCACCTTCTTGTGTAAATGATCTACCAATAACAGAACCTGTTTGGAAGAACATATTTAAAGCTTCTTGAGGGTTATAGTTTGTGCCATTACCCAAATCGATTTCAGCAAGTCCATCGGCATCCATATAAACACCATCAGGCATCATCTTAGATAACACCTGTTGCATTTTTAAATGTGTAAGCTGTACCATATCAGCAAAACCAGTACAACGGCTTACAATCGATTCTATGCGGCCCTTGTACATTCTAGGTGCTACAATACTGTAATTCATTTTTACTTTATTGTAATCGCTCTTAGAACGCATCATGTTTTTAGCCATGCCCCATTCTAATAATGTACTCGTGCCTAATATCATTGCACCTTCATAAAGTACTTCTAATGAGCGTGATGCTTTAGCGAAACCTTCAGAGTCTTCCGGTGGATTAAACTGGTCGTCCCTTAACAAGACTTTTTCACCACCTGATAGTGTTTCTTTAATCTTGTAAACCTCATTCATGTAGGTCTTATAATTAAAGTAAAGCACCTGCACGGTGTTACCATCGTAAGTACGTTGGTTGTTACCGAACTGATTTGCGGAGCTTGTAAGATTGTAAGAACCCTCTGACTTTATTTTGTCTAAGTCTGATTGTGTAAGATGTGGATACTGCTTTTTTAATTCGTTAAGCGGTATGCTTTTAACCTCGCCTACATAGTATATATCCTCAAAATATGGTGATTCAGTATATGAATATACCAAGTTAACTGGATCAACGTACTCTACTAATACTCCTTCTGCTTCAGAAAAAGTGTTTTTAATAGCACCTAGTCCAATAGTCGTTAAATCGTAGTATACTCTTCTTTTTGTTAAATCAAACTTATTACCGTCAAATAAAGTATTGATAGCTACTTCTTCTGCAATTTCAATGCCCTGCTTATAGCTAAGCTGCATATGCAACTCAAGCTCTTCTTTAGAGCCAGGTAAGGCTAAAGGATCGTTCTCGTATAGATTAATACCGAAAGCCTCTTCCGCAAAATCATTTATTTCTTTCGTTTGCAAGTCACGAATAATTGAATCCATGTACTTAGTACGCTTATTAACCCCGTACGGGTCTTGTGAGTATGCTCTAATATCAAAAGAACGATCAGCAATACCATTAACAACAATGTCTACAAATTTCGATAATATAGGAACAGGCTTCCAATCTAAATTAAGATAAGACAAATCGCCGTTAATAGACATTTCATCTTTATATTTCTGAACTGGTTGCTCACCCCTTGCGTATAACCGCAAAGCGTGGAAGGTGTCTTGATTACTTGTAAATCTAACACTTCCTTGGCTACCGTCAAACCATTCATTTTGAATAGCTCGACCAACTTGAATGCCATATGCTTCTGACATTTTCTCTTGGTCACTAGCAACCTGGCTCGGGAAAAAACTATTTACAACTGATTCAGCCATATTGTTATTTTATTATTTTCGATATTTCTCCATCTTGCTTGTATTTCGCAATGTTGAGATTTAATTTAGGTCTTTGTAATGTAGCATTCGGTCTATACATATCTTTGTGGCAAGCCATAATAGCTAAACCAGAGCTGATAGCAGCATCAAATTTAGTTCTGTTGTTAATGTCAAATTTAGACCAATCGCTAAGCGTTTCATTGAAATACATGCTTCCATATGTCCCATCTTCTTTTAAGCCTATATACTTGTCTATGTACATTTCGATGGCCGCAGCGTGAGCTTGCTTAATATCTTCACTAGAGTTTGGTATACCACCAATTTCTTTCTCAGTTACGGAAAGTTTGTTCCATAATCTGTCAGGTCTGTTCATCGAATAACCCCTGTATCCTCTACGCTTAAAGTAGTATAACAGTCGTGGCTTGTTATTCTCAGCAAGTATTGGCATTCCGTAAAAGACACACGCCATGAGTACGTCTTCGAAAAATATCTCAGCAGTTTGAGGCCTAGCCACGTATTCTAAAAAGAATGTGCTAGGTGGTGCATCTTCCATGCTGAATTTAGTCAGTCCATGCAGTGCGCCTTTAGAGCCTTTGCCATCAGTAGTCCCTGAAATGTCGTAGCTATCACAACCAAAAGCACCCATGTGCTCGTTGCCTGGGTATCTTATACCATTTTTGATAGTTGATCTGTTTTGTACATCCGCGTTAGGTATCCAAGATACTTTAAAACGCCCTTGAGGACTTGGCATAAACACTACTTTAGTGTCCTTTACTCCTGATACCCACTGAAAATTACCGGTGGTTATAACATTAGTATTACGCAAGTCGTCGTTATAATCAATCTGTTCGTAGATTTTTGCTAGATTAAATATACTATTTTTAGTCTCATCTCTAAATGCGTGCTCTGTTGTACGCGGAAACTGTCTGTAGTATTCATTCAAAGCGTCTTGATCACCTTTAAGACCATCAACTTCGTTTTCCCAGTAATCTATAACACCAGTATCAATAGTGTCTCCAAACGGATCTAATATGGTATCATCTTCTGGTGTGTCAAATACAGGTTGCCCATATTGATCAATGAAACCTTCGTAGTTCCATTCCATTGGTATAAATAAACTGTATAAGCCGGATTTGGTTTGTCCGTTATTATTTCTTTTTGTTACGTCAGAATCGTTGTATAACTTCTTGAAGTTTTCTCCACCTTTGTCCAACGCATTTGAGGTAGACCCCATCATACATTTACCTATGATACGGCTACCTAATCGCAGACACGTCTTAGTAACGCGCCAGTTGTTTAATATGTTATCTGGTCTTTCCCACTTACCACTTTCATCATGTACTAAAAGCTTTAGCTTTTCGCCATCATAAGAGTTATCACCGGTATTTTTCCAATCAATCGTGGTATCAAGACCTTCCATTTCTACGCGGATGTCTTTTGCTTGTATAGATTTTCTAGTTAGCTTAGAAGCAGGAACCCTATATGCCAGTTCAGTCTTCGGTCTATCCATACCATCTTGTATAGGCTTGAAGAAAAACGGGTAGTTAAGGGATATCGGTACGACCTTATCGGTAAACATTTTCTTAGCATCAGATCCAGACTTGGATAAGATACCGAATCTTGCATCACTTGATATGGTTGCAAGGTTGACGGTTTCTCCCGATGCCATAAATGAGAATCCACTCCGTCTATTCTTGAGGTAGCACATTCCGTAAGCTCTTGTGTCTGCTTTAACGGCTTCCCAGAAGATATAGAATATCCTATTGGCTTCTCTGTAATCGGGATTACCGACGTCGATCTTGCTCCACTGCAGGTACATGTAATGAGTGCCAGTAATAAAAGTTGGCTTCCCGTTGTTATAAAACCAATAACCGTTCTCACGCCTGTTGAATTCTTCATCTATATAGCCTTCCCATTGTGCTTTAAACTCATCTGGATATGTTTGCCAATCAAATATACTCTTAATGTTTTTAAGCTCGTTAGGGTAGTCTTGAACCACCCATTTATTCGCTCCTTTGCTTAAGTTTTTAGGCTCAGGCGGTAAACCAATTACTAAACCTTGTATATCAATGATCTCCCCGACTTGGCCTGTCTTGCTTATAACAATAAGATCTTGCTCTTTGTTATAACCATACTTCCACTTCTTGCCTTTGTTTAGACGATGCAGCGTGGTATGCTTTATAGGTTCTACGGTTTTTACTAAGTTCTGTTCGTACATTACCTAGAGCGTTTTTCAGCAAACCCAGAAAACGCTTCTTTTTTATCTTCTTTAGGTTTGTTGTCCAGTACTCTTTGTTCCTCTTCAATTCTTGTTAAAATTTCAAAGGCATCAAATATCGCAAGCTTTTTAGTTGCTGCTGCATTCTTTAATCTATCAGCTGATATATCATCACCTGAATCGACTATCTTTTCGCCAGCAACCTTAATGAGTTCCTCGACTGCTTTATGCCCAGCCAGGATTATACTCCTCTTCGTCTCCTTGATATTCATACTCGACTGTTATTTTATTCGTAGGCACACGATATAGTCGTTGTCCCTCAATATTAAATTCGTATTCCATACCTGGTACAAAACCAACTAGCGCGCCACTTTCAAAGTCTTCGCTAGCGTATTTAATTATTCCTATCGCCTCCACTTCTTTATGTAAAGAAAATTGTTTTTTGTTCGCTATAGGCTGTATAAAACAATAACCAGGTAAAGCATTCCATTTGCCATCTCTTTTATAAGCATACACCTGTTCAGGGTATACGAAGAACATGTCTTCTTTATAAAACGACTTGCTATTTTTTTCTTTACCACGAACGTCTCTAAATCTTCTAAAGACATTATGGTGTACTATTATCTCATCACCAGCTTCTATTATGCCATCGGTTATCCTAGGCACACTGTTTACTATTCCAAATCTATTGGTATAATGATGGTTTTGTACTTCTGTATTTAATAGCAATTTCTTGCCGTCTATTATTTTGTCACTAGTAGATCGCCCATTCTTAGGGCTAACTATAAAGTTGTAAACGCTTTGCATCACCACTTAAGATCGTATTCGATCGATATTGCCATGTTCTTATTAAAATCTTTCCAAGGCATTAACAGATCGCCTTTTTGAATATACACGGAGTACTTGTCTTCTTCCTCGAGTATATTGACTATGGTATGACCACCATACACTTCCTGTCCAACAGAATAGTGCATGGCGTCATTTTTATAGTCCTTCCCAATACTAATCTTCCTTATTACCTGCATCTGCTGGCGCGATAGTACCGTCTTTCAAATCAATCTGAATATCTCCATAGGTCTCAGTGAGTTCTTTTTGGTATTCTGATAATTCGTTTTTAGCTCCCGCTAATTGGTGTAATAGGTCATGCTTCTGTGCTTCGTAACCACCGATAGTAGTTTGAAGTTGATTCATTCCACCCACCATTTCTTGCAATTTTTTTAGCTCACTTGCTGTAATTGCTTCAACTTTTGCTTCTTCCACTTTTTTCATCTTTTTTTGGTTTAATATAATTTAATTAACTTATTATAATATTACTCAATTTACCTGGTATCTAAGGCTATATGGGATCTATTAACATTTCCATCTACGCCTTGCGGCACAGATTCTTTTATCGGGAGTACTAGAACAGTCGATATTATGCATATTCATCTGTCCTTTCGATCTAGCGCAGTAAGATGTACGTCTCTTGCCACCACCAGGCTGGGGCGCTTTTAAGTCACCACCAGTTTCTTTGTTGTAAGCTTTTCTCCCGGCCTCAGTCATACCAGCACCTTCTTTAGCGCTTAGGAAATGACGTCCTTTACCTTTAGTAGTTTTCTTTAGCTTCTTAAAGGGAGATGCTTGCTGAACGTACGCCATGCTAGCATTTACATTTACCAGAACATCCACATCCACCACCCATTTTCTTAGCAGGAGACACCTCGCCTACATTAAGAATTGGTTGCTGGACTCTGCCTGCTTTAATAGCCGCTTGAACGCGTGCTGTGATTGGCTTATTCATATCTTTATTATTTTGATTTAGCTTTTTGTGTTATAGGCATAGCCTTAGCAGGGCTAGTGAGATCACCACCATATCCATCAGCAAAGTAAGCATCACCTCCGTAGAAATTTTTCTTCATTTTCACAGGGCTCTCTTCACCACCCACGCCTTGTCTAGGACCTTGCCCTGATTTTTCTTGGAAGCCACGAGCGTTTTGCTTTGCTGATATAGCGTCTAATTCTCTAGCTTGTTCTTTGAATGATTTTCTCATAGTAGTATTAAGTGAACTGGGGTGGGCGACATAAAATGAATAAATGGTAGCGAAATCCTTTTCCTGCACGCCCAGTGTAACCCCGTTATTTTTTATATGCCTCTTTCTCCCATTCGAAATTAGGATTGCCTTCGTTCATAGTTAGCCTTTGATATACCCTTGCTGGTGATCTTGTATCTTTTTTCCACGTGACCGTGTTTTCATCATACTGTAATCTGCCTGCCGCCATCTGATTTAGATGCACCTTCTCATGCTCAACAGCATCTCGTGTTTGTTTTGTAGACAAACCTTTTTGAACAAAGATAGTTCCATCTCTATTTGCCTCTGCCATAACGCCACCTTCAAGATCTTTTTTAAAGACTGGTGTGTCATGGGTGGATGTATCTTTATCGATACCGAATAGAGTGCTCTTATCTTTGAGTTGGAACATTGTTTACAGCTTCTTTAATATTAATAGGCTTTTTACCCGCAGCGTCAATTGTTACTTCCTGCATCACAGGTAGCCTGCCAATACTGTTTTTTGCCTTTTGCGTTATAGGTATACTATTCATCTATTTTTATCTTTTATCATATCGTCTATGGCTTTATTGTAAACCTTATCCGTATATGTTTTGTTCTTATAGAACTTACTAGCTTCTGTTGTAGGTAGGTCCTCGTATCCCAGCATTATATTGTACATGCGTGTAATCAACCTCTTTGTTTTCTGTGAAGTCTTAAATACACTGTACTTAATGGTTGTTCTATTACGATTTCTCCATACTTCTATCCACCCTTCGCGTCTGAGCCTCTCCCACCGGTCTTTATCCCATGAGTAGGTGTAAGTGCCATTAATAAAATCATCGCGTGTAAACCTGTCTTTACAATCTAGATATATCAGCAATTCAATATCAGCATCGGTTATTTCATAAGTTTTGCAAGCCCATTTGCGAATTAATCTATAATACTTTAACAGATTCATTTCACGAAGGTCTTCAGGTGTTATTCTCATTCTACAAGAACAACATCTTGAGCGGTAATAACATGGTACAATTCATCGCCCCATTCTATACCGTGACCAGCATGCTTATCATATTTTATAATATCACCAGTGAAAACACCTACAACTAAATGTCCGCAGCTTACCACCTCTGCCTTTAAGTACCTAACGTCACTATTTTGTTGCTCAGTAAGTTCAAGGCCGGCAACCGTTTTAGCTGTCTCCTTGATTTTCTTTATTACTATATAATAATTAATTGCTTTCATTGAGGCGCATATTTGAGATTATACAATCAGCCGACATAATAGTTGTGGCTACACTTATAGCGTTTTTAAGCGCTGTCTTTGTAACTAACACTGGATCAATAATACCAGCTTCAATCATATCAACTCTTTCCCCAGTGATAGCATTAATACCTTCACCTTTTTTGACAATAGGCTCGGTTACTTTAATGTTTGCGTTTTCCATTATAATATTAAACGGTGAACGAATAGCTGTAAGCAAAGACTTGTATCCAGGTCCTTTTGATTTTATATTCTGTGATGCGTATAATAAAGCAATGCCGCCACCCGGTACAATGCCTTCTTTTAGAGCAGCTTGCGTAGCGTAGATCGCGTCTTCAACACGGTCTTTCTTTTCTTTTAGCTCAACTCTTGAATCAGCACCTACGTGGATGACACCTACTTTACCAGTAAGCATCGATAAACGTTGCTCTAATTTATTTTTAATGTAACCGTTTGTTTCTTCGGATACTTTTTTTCTTACGTCTTCAATGCGCTCACTCAATGTTTGAGGATCAACATCTACTTGTAATATAGTGTTCTTGTTATTTGTTACTGCCTTAGTTACTTCACCTAATACTTCAGGGTCAATTAAATCTAAGTCGTCACCAAGCTCTTCGTTAATAACAGTTGCTCCTGTGAGCATAGCTAAGTCATCTAATGTATCTGCTTTCGTATTTCCAAAACCAGGTATGTCTACAATGTTAACTTTAATGTTTCCTTTAACTTTATTAGCCACGAGTGTTTGATACGCTTGTTGTTCTACATCTGCTATTATTAAAAGGCTTCTACTAGTCTTCACAACGTGTTCTAAGACGCTTTGTATCTTCCTAATACTAGATATAGAAGAAGAGACAATAAGCACGTAAGGATTGTCTAAAACAGCAACACCTTTATCACGATCTGTAATGAGGTGTGGTGATTTTAAACCAGAATCAAATTGGGTACCTTCAACAAAATCAACGTAAGTTTCATTTGTTTCAGATTCTTCCATCAATACGACACCATCTTTTCCAACACGGTCGAAAGCTTCGCCAATCTTTTCTCCAAGCTCTTTGTCATTGTTACAGCTAATGTAAGCAACTTGCTGTAGCATGTCACCCTCAACCGGTAAACTGGTATCATCAAGATGAACCATAATTTCTTTAGCACAGCTTTCAATGCCTGCTTTAATCTCTCTAATTTCGCTTTCATTAGTTTCTTTTGTAAACTCTTGTAGTAAAGCATGAGCGAGGACGGTAGCCGTAGTGGTACCATCCCCTGCTTCACGCACAGTGTTTCTAGCAGCTTCTTTTACAAGGGTAGCTCCTATATTTTCGACCGGGTCATGTAAGACTACTGATTCTGCAACCGTTACACCGTCTTTTGTTATCACCGGTCGGCCTAGAGCATCTTCGTATATCACGCATTTACCTGAAGCACCTAAGGTGGACTTCACTGCGTTAGTCAACTTATCGACACCGGCCATTATTTTTTCGTTGGCTTCTTTGCCAAATGTAAGATCTTTAACGATCTCACTAGGGTTGTTAAATTCCATTTAATTAAATTTGATTAGATTGCTTTTAAAATGTTTTAACTACTACTGGTCCTTTGGATAATTCCACTTTTTTAGCATAGTGTAAGATTGAACTATCAATAGCAGATTCGGCTGCTTCAATGCTCTCCCTTCGCGTTACATCTTTCCATTCTTCACCGACAGCATTTATTTCTGTCTGAAAGAATCCGTTTGGTAGTTGGACAATACGCCAGTTTTTCTTATTGGCGGCTAATTCCCAGAACTCTATAAGCTCCTTTGTTGGCTCCTGGTTTGAATAGGAGGTTGTTTGGTAATAAAAAGTCATTTTGGTTTTTTGTTTTTGGTTGTTTTATACCTATTATTCTATAATTACTTACGCATCAGCTTTGTTAAGTCTTTAGTCTTATCGGCGGAACCCATAGATGAACCGAACCAATAACCGTAAACATCTCCTAAAGTACGCAAGAAGAAACCGCTAAACGTAGTTATCAATCCCTTCTGTACTTCAGATAGATTTTTCCAGTCTAAATAGTCCGTGAACACTGCTGTAGCCAATCCTAACGCAATAACTAATGTTACATATGTTAGTATGTCAGGTGTAACCTTATTCTTTCCTAAATCACGCGCAGCGCGACGGTCTTCAATCTCCTGTTCGTAAGCCTTCTCTATGAAAGCTTTCTTTTCCTCAGGGGTTTCTATAAACTTGTCAGCGATACCCACTGCTTTGTCTATAAGCGAAGTACCGCCGCCAGTCAGCAAGTTAAGTAGCTTACTCACCGCCACCTATTTGCATTGTAATAGATGTTGGAGTTATAAGTAAATCAATCGCTGATTGTATACTTGCTTCCAAAGCTGTTACTTGTTCAGCACCCATAGATGCTTCAACCCATGCAGTTACTTCTGCGTTAGTTACATCCTCAATAGGTATGAAGTTTGTGATGTCACTTGTATCGATCATTTCTGTACCGATATTTGTAACCGAGTAAGCGTTACCTGCTGGATCAAGCTGATCAGATGTTCCTGTTAATCTCCAGTGTACATTGTACACCACATCTGTGTTTGCTCCCTCTGTAGGGTAAACGTCTACTGTTTTGCAATCCCATGTGTAAATTGTTGCCATTGTTGTTTTTGTTTATTTATTTATTGATGTTTATTTTAATTTAAGCACAGCTGTTTACGCCTTCTATATATGTGTCTGGCCCGTTCTGAACCAGCAATAAAGCGTATTGAGTAGTGGTGCCTGCTATTTGGTAAGTATACCAAAGGTTAAAGCCAGGACCAGGTTGGTAAGGGTTGGTTAATTGAGAGTCTGACCAAAGTGTTTCGCCTACCGAAGGCGTTGCTGATGGCCCGCTTTTATATACCAGATTAATAACCTCAAACCCACAACTTTCTTCACTTTCAGGAGAACCCTCCTCTGATATGTTACCACTTTCAACACATGAAACTACGCTCTCAACAATTCCGGTAGGACTGATATTATAAGCAGCTCCGCAGGTTGGTGAATGCCACCAATTACTACCACCGTTAAAAGGATTAGTTTTCGCAGCATCAGAATATACAGTAGTGGTTACCGTAGGACACGCGTAAGCGCCACCTGTTCCGTGGTATAGTGTAAGATTGTCTGGTCCTTCGCTAGCACACGATGCGCCAGAGCTTGATGTACCGCTATTGATTAAGGCAAAGAAGTCTGACGCTGCGGCATCTTGGTCATATCCATACCACTCATTCATCGCGTGTGGTGTAGAAGTGTTTGGTTTAGACGGACTTGATGTGTTTAATGCTGGAAAATTATTTAGACCACCACCGTTAATTAAATCTGTCATTAAGATAGGGTTACTAATCGTACCGCTACCGTAAGTGTTGTATAACCTTTCTTGAGCTATACCCAGCATTGTCAATGTGCCTGTGCTTGGAACCGCCATTTATTTTAATTGTTTTTTAAGGTCTTCCACTTCTTTAGTAAGCTCTTTAATAGCTTCAACTAATACACCGACGATATTACCGTAAGCAACAGAGTACATACCCTGCTCATCTTGATGTACAACTTCTGGTAATACTTCTAATACCTCTTGTGCTATAACACCAATCTCACGTTTCTCTTCACCTATCTTGTTGTAGTTAACACCTCGCATTGCTTTGACTTTGTCAAGAGCATTAGGTATTGTTTCTACATTTTCTTTAACGCGTGCATCTGAGTAAGCGATCACATTACCTGTTGCGCGGATAGTACCGCTGACATCAAGCGCGTATGATGGATCCGTTCTTTTGATACCTACATACTGAGATGCGTCTAATATAAGTTTGTTACCTACCGCACCAATTTTGGGTATGGTAGATGTAGCGTTATCCAAGAATCCTACGTAAGAACCAGAGTCTGATGAGGCTTGGAGTATACCTATATCCTCAGTACCGCTAGAGACAGTTAGTTTGTAGCTAGGATCAGTAGTACCAATACCTATATTCCCCGTAGATTGCACAGCTGTAAAGACAGATTGTGCTGAAAGGCCACCATAAGTCAATACGAATTTACCCCCACCTGCGGAATAAGAATCATTTGTTGCACCAAGTTGCCAACTGACTCCACCTGTGCCTGTATTTTCTAAATTAAGCCCAAACTGATTAGTGCTAGAAATAGTAACCTTAGAACTAGCATCAGGAGTAGTAGTACCAAT